TAGCGTATATCTTTGCACTTACTACAGTCTTGCTTCCATCTTTTACAACAAAATGAACATCACTTCTCAAATCTAACATCTATTCTCCTTATGCTGCTGCGATTTCTGTAGGCTCTTCTAGTTGTTCTAGTACTACTTCTGTTTTTATAGAACCATCTTTCGTAAAGCCCATATGCTTATAACCTGTCACAACATTTTTAGTGACATACTGCGTTCCATGTGTCCCAGCTGAGTTGTTTACCTCTACTCTTAGGTACACAGTTTTATCTGTTTGTAGCGTGGCTTCTTTTGCATCTCTTAAGAGTTTATTACCTTCAGACAAGTCACCTTCTGTCCACGCATACTGCACTGTGTTTTGCCCAAACTCTTTGTTTCCTATCGTGATGATAGGATTGGTAGAGTTTATACAGTACTCTTTGTTTACACTCTCAGTCCCCCAATCTACATCAGGGATAACAAAAGTACATCCCACATCTTTCCAACTATCATCACTTCCATCTTTGCTTACTTGTATAGTAGCTAGATTTCCACCTGTTGCCATATCTATCTCCTTAATTTAAAATCAATAATCTGTCTAAATAGCTTTGTATCATCTTCATAATCATCCCTTACATCTATATCGACAGGACCTAGTGGGATGATCGCCTCTTTTACTAAATCTCTAAGTTCTTTTACTTCTAAGTAGCCATACGCATACACATCTATCTGTACTCGTACATCACCACCTGCGATGCATCCGTTCACGCCTTGTTCATCCACATCACTTACTATCGTATAAACAATAGCTGGTTTTTCACAGTTTTGTGGCATCACGACAGGATACACTCTCTCTTCAACTTCTACTACATAATCAATCAGTTTATAGTACAAATCCTCCTCTATCATTTTTTAAGCCCTACTTTAGCAGCTAGTTTTTTAGCTTCTTTTTCAACTCTTTCGTTTGCATACTTTTTAAAAGCTTCTACACTACTTTCTGCACTCGCTTCATATGCAGGTCGAAGAAATGGTTGAGCCTTCATCTTAGAAGTACCAAACTCTACTAGATGAGCGTGGAAGTTGTATCTGGTTGCTTTTAACTTTGCATTTTGCCCATTTATCTTTGCTTTAGCTGTAAATTTAACTTTTGTAAGAGGGACTACATAGTATATCTCGTGACCCTCTTTTTGGTTGTTTTTTTTAGCTCTTCTTACTGCTATAGATTTTTTAAGTAGTCCTGTATCGACTGGGACTCTAGCCCTTGCATCTTTTGCTATAACATTTGCTGCACTTCTAGTCGCACCTTTTACTACTTGTTGTTGTATATCAGCTGGGAGCTTTTTTAGGAACTCTTTTAGTCTTGCAAAATCATCAGTCATTTACACATCCTCCACAGCTAAAAGTCTAAGATATATATTTCTCTCTTCTGCATTTAGTACAGCCTCTATATCAAAAACTCTATCGTTAAAAAGCACTCTCATACTAGGGGTGATACCTGGTACAAATCGAACAATGATAGAGTGTGTACATCTAGCATATCTTTGGTTGTCGATAAAGTACTCTCTTCCACTCACAGGTCGTATCTCTGCCCAAGCATCACAAAAGTGTGTATAGCTTTCCACTTTTCCACCCAAAGCATCTTGAGTAGATTCTAGTTTTTGTATCGACACTTTATGTCTAAGCTTACCGATCCTCATAGTGGTCTTATCCTATAACTATCTAGCAAATGATCGTAATATTTACTAGGTTCTGTTGATACAGATGTACCTACAACCATCCCTTCTCTTTGTTCAAAAAGAGTCAGCCCATATATAAGAATCCAATTTTTTATGGGGGCTGGGATGTCTTCGTACCCAGCTTTGTATCTAACAACGATACATCTCTGTGCCTCTTTGAAATCTTCTGGTTTTTGTAGAAGTAAAAAGGCAGGTTGAGCAAGGCAAGTGAATAGTTCATAATCTAACTCCTTATATGTATCATCTTTATCCAGGTAAAGTACACTTTCTATCTCAAGTAAAGGTGGCTTAAGTAGCGTGATTTTTTGAACAAAAGAATCAAAACTCATCTCATATCGATATATACCTAACGATAGATTTGTTCTCTGCTCAGCTTTGATGACTGCTGCATCTAAAGTCATAGAGATAGAGATATCTTCATCATCCCCAATTACTCTATAATATTCCTTAGCATCATTTACTTCCAAAGCTTTTTTAACGATTTCTATCTTTGTTAGGTTCATATATCTAGCCTATATCATTTAGTTTAGACGATATATCATCTAACCACTTTTTTGAAAATGCTGGGTCATCACTAGAGAGGACATCTAACATCTTCAAAATCTCATCACTCAACACCTCTAACTCTTTTTTTAACTCAGCATTTCGCTGTATAGCTAAAACTTTTTTTTCATCTTCTAGGGCTTTAGCTTTTGCCTCTTCTTCTTTTTTAAGTAAAGCATCAAAAGCTTTTTTAACTTTAGGTTCAGCGATTTTTGCTCTAACGAGCTTGATCGCTTCTTTGTCAGTTACATCTGCTTCATCCCCTATCTTGAATGTTTTTTTAGGAGAAGCAAACATTTTTAAAAATCTAACTACCATATCTCATCCTATGAAATTTTAAGTATAGCTATAGCCTCAGCATCTAACAGTGCAGCATCAGATCTCTTATCTACAACTACACCGATAGCCCCTTTTGTGGCGTATTTTTCTACAAGCACCTGAGTATAGATTTCTCCTCTGTCTGCACCGATATAGCTTTTAAAATTACCAAACATAGCCACCTTTTTATCAGTCTCTATGCTATCATCAAGATAAGGTTCATAAGAAACTGCATACCCAAGCAGAGTACTAGGTGTCCCATTTGCAATAGACCCCTCTACAAATATAGGGCGACCATTACCATCAACCATCCCATCGATAGCTTTCAAGAAAGCATCACTCACTCTCCATTTTGAAGTAGGACGATATTGTGCAGGGACTGCATATTTCATATTTACCAAGTCATTGTAACTTATCCCTGTAGCTTCACTATCAACTATATTTGTGATAGCATTCATCAAACCTTTTGGTGCTTTTACCCCATCCCCTTGAACAAATGCTCTATGCTCACTTTTCTGGATACCACTTACCATTTTTTTGATAACATGTGCTTTTACATCATATGCAGAGTCAGCCAACAGTTCCCTAGATATCAAGACTACTCCACCTGCTTTTTTCGCTCCTATCTTAGCTGTACCAAAATCAGGTTGCAGCTCAGGATACTCTTCTAGTTCATCTAACCATTCAAACTCTATATCATCTCCATCAACTGGGATATTGTGTGTGCTTGAGGTTCTGATGATAGAGATATCTTGTCTTATATCTGATACTTTATCAAGCTTTTCAAAGATCTCATTTGCCCACTCTTCAGGGACGAGATATCCCCCCTCGCTTCCAACACCTGTATTTAATGCTCTAGTAGAGAGAAGGTGAATGTCATCAGCCGTTGCTCTTTGTTGTAAAAATCTTACATAAGCAGCTTCATACTCACCCCCATCATCACGAGTATTTTGCATATCTCCAGCGATTACAGGTGCAGTTGCCATGGATTGTTGAGACACTGCTCTTTGTTCTTGCTTCCCAAGTCTATCGATGTCACGAGTTAGTGCATCGTACTCTTTCTCAAGCTGGTCAAAAGAATCAGACTCATCTCCTGTCAAACTTCTTTTCTCAGCCTTCGCTTTATCTAGTATATCTTGCATTTTTTGATATACTGTTTTTCTCTGCTCTAATTTTTCTCTTTGTTCTTTAGTCATTATCCATTCCTTTTAGTCTTAATCTTTTTTCCCATACAGATAAATCTGCAACTTTTTCTTTAGCAGAGGATTCATAGTTTCTACTTCTTGCCCCTGCACCAGCGTCAAACCCTTTCCAAACAGCAGACAACTCTACTATCTCATAATCTGTAACAAGAACATGATTAGGCTCTCCTTTCTTTTCAGTAACGACGATGTCATTTACTATATACCCAATACTCACATCTGTAAGTATTTTCTCTTTGTATTTTCTAAATACACTCATAGCATCATCATCACTACCAAAAAAAACATCAGCTTTTATCTCACCGTTCTCAACTCTTGTAGCATCAACTCTTCCGATAGCATTATCTACAGAAGGTCGATGATCTTTAAAAAATGTACGAAGTCCCTCAAAGTTTGCACCATTGATATCAAGCTCTTCGATATAGACTTCGCCCTCCCACCAATCGAATCGCTCACCAGCATTATCTTTGCTGACTAGAACAAAAGATATCTTGTTTTGTTCCTCATCTATAGTCTCGCTCATCTCTCTTTTAGAGACACGGCACTTCCCTAAACATACTCTACGAGATACACCTATCTCGTTCATTCTTCTTATAAGTTCATCTTTAGTTCTCAATCTTCATCTCCTTTTTGGTTAGTCATATTTAAAGGCAAGATAGGGTCATCAAGCCCATCTATAGGATTTAGATCCTCACTTTCTCTCGCTTCATTTCTAGTAAGCCACCCATCCCTTATCCCAGTTCCATATGCTTCATATCTGGTTTTTGTATCTCCTCTAAGAAGAGACGACATATTGAATTTCACATAGTATTCACTATCTTTACCAAACAGTGCGATACTAATAGCCTGTTCGATACGAAGTACCCAAGGTCGTAGGGTGTGCATCACAAAGTCTGTAGATTGCTGTTCCATATTGTTAAAGCTTGATTTTTCAAGGTCGTTTATCATATGCAAAGGAACTCTAAAGATAGCTGCTATCTCACTTCTTTGGTATTTGCGACTTTCTAGGAACTGAGCGTCGTTGTTTGGGATAGAAATCCTTTCAAACTTCAGCCCTCCCTCCAACAACATCGGTTTACCACTCTGTTTTAACCCTGTATAGTTCTTAGTCAAATCTTTTTTTAGTCTCGCATATGCTTCATCACTAAGTTCATCGGGTGTAGAGAAAGCCCCTGTTGCGTTAGCCCCATTTTTAAAAAAGTTAGAGCCAAACTCCTCCATTGCGATACTTAAACCTATAGAGTTTGCATTTAAAGATATAGGAGATATACCATTAACTCCATCTAGTGTAGTGCCTATAATCCTAACTACATCTGTACTTGTAAGGAAAAAATCTTTGTTATAAGCATTGCTGGTATAGACATACTCCAATTTGCCATCTGGGCTTATAATCTTTCGCATATTATCACTCAAAAGTGGGTATAGCCCTACAACCTCTCCAGCGTTGTTGTATAGTATCTGGAGATAAGCTTCTCCCCTAGATACTAGATTTAACATTAGCGAATAGATCATATTGAATGTGCTTATCCCATCCCATGGAGATAATCTTAGAGTATTGTATAAGAGATGCTCTGTTGCTTTTTTAGTTACAACTTTGCCGTTTTGATGTTTCCTTCTCATTAGATGCAAAGGAAACGATGCAACTCCCTCAGCTAGTACATTATAACAACTATATACAGTAGTGTGTCTCATCGCAGTATCTTGAGATACGACAACACCACTACTAGCTGTGCGTAAAAATGACCAAAAAGAGGCGTTGTTGTTACTTAAAGCTGGTGTGCTACTTCTTTGAGATAGTTTACTTAGATTTATTCTAATCATCTGCTATCTCACTATCATTAAAGTTATAAAAAAATATTGATATTGTTGTCAAAGCAGTAGCGATAAAGCTCCATCCCAGAGCAGATGCAAAAAAAGTAGGAGCTAGGAACATTACCCCAAAAGAAAATACAAGAGATATAGCGATAAAAAGAAGTAGTATTGTAAATAAGATAGCTATCTCTCTCATATGTACCCTTTTATATTTTATATTTGGCATTATCGCACTTTTTGCAGTTACATTCGTAACTACTGTTATAAAAGTTACATTTTTTTCTTTTTTTATAGAGATCTCATCCCTCGATGTTCGTAAACATTTGTATTTTCTTTATCAGTTTCGTGTATAAGATACGCTAGAGTATTTATGATAGCTGCTACACCGTCTATCTTCCGATTATAGTCTGACTTGTCAGGTTTAATGTTGCCTGCTGCATCAGTAACTACTGCTAGATTTGATATCATCCAAGTTAGAACAGGGTTGCCATCATGAACTATATTTCCATCTTTAACAAGCTTGAGAAAAAAACTAGTCGGTTCAGATAGCGATATAAAACCTTGTCTTATAGGGATACAACTCTCATATCCGTCTTCTCCCTCAAGTTCATTTATAATTCTCTTCGCTCTATGTGGATCATAGCAAAAGGCTTCCATCCTATCCAAATCAGCACGGATATCCCTGATAACATACTCATCATTTATGCTGTCACCTGGTGTAGCTTCTATCCACCCCTCGTTTACCCAACTTGAGAGTGGGACCCTAAGTTCTCGTTCTCTGTCAAAAACATTATCTTTTGGGATATAACACTTCAATTTTACATTATATTTGCCATCTTTTACAGACACTGTAGCATATGCAGAGAAATCATCCCTTAAGGACATGTCAAGTCCCCCTATAACTGTACCACTGACATCTGCATCGCCCTCGCACTCATACCATTTATGCAGTGGGATGAAGCTTTCCATAGCGTTTGTCCATACATTTAGATACTTCACTAAAAAATTATTTAGCTTGTCTGGTCTAGTATATGCTTCTTTAGCTGCCAAAGCAAACTCTTCTTCTCCGATACTCACCCCATAATTTGGATTTGCCATACGCCACACATCTTCTCTAAAGTAGAAATCATTATCCCCATCTGGCTTAGATGGTGCTTCTGCGATAAAAGCGAAGAAGCTATCATCTTC